ATGCTTGACACCAAAATGTCAGGAAAAACTTCAGCAAATTATGAACGTACCCACCGTATCGGCCTACCAAAAGCCAATAATAATTGGTTGATTCGCGTCACACGTAAAACACCAAATTCAAGCTCTGAATATGTCAGCGATAAGATGTATATTCAAGCCATTACTGAAGTTATCGATCTTAAACTTACATACCCAAATACCGCAGTGATTGGCGTGCAATATGATGCTGAAACATTCTCGAATATTGCCAAAATCGCAGTCGATCTAAAGGGCGTAAAGATCAAAGTACCGAGCAACTACGATCCAGTGAGCCGAACTTACATTGGGATATGGGATGGTACATTTAAACGTGCTTATACCAATAACCCAGCTTGGATTTACTATGACCTATGCACCAATAAGCGATATGCACTTGGCAACCGTTTAACCGAGCAAATGATTGATAAATGGTCCTTATACCGCTTGGCGCAATACTGCGACCAAATGGTGAATGATGGCAAAGGTGGTCAGGAGCCGCGTTTTACCTGCAATGTGTATATTCAAAGTGCCGAATCTGCTTTTGATATTTTAAGTAAACTAGCAGGCGTATTCCGTGCGATTTCATATTGGGACGGCAATTCAATTGTCTGTGATGCTGATTTACCGCAAGACACTTATTTCACTTACACTCGCGCCAACGTCATTGATGGGCATTTTGAATATTCAGGCACTCGTGCGCGTGATCGTCACAATGCAGTCAAAGTCGCTTGGGATAATCCACAAAATCGCTATAAGACCGAATATGTGTTCGTGCGGGATGAAGCAGCTATTGCAAAGCTCGGTGTGCGTATTGCTGAGATTGATGCGTGGGGTTGTACTTCTGAAGGGCAGGCACAACGTGCAGGTCTTTGGGCATTAAAGTCTGAGCAACTGGAAACTCGCACTGTATCTTTTAAAGTTGGTTTGGATGGTTATATTCCACAACCAGGTAAAGTAATTGAAATTGCGGATGAGTTGTTCGCAGGTCGTGCCAATGGCGGGCGTATTTCTGCTGTCAGTGCCGACCGCAAAGTTATTACTCTGGATCGTGATGATGTGGTGTGCCGTGCAGGGGATAGATTGGTTGTAAATGGTGAAGATGGTAAAGCGCAAACTCGAATCGTGTCATCAAAAATTGGGCGCAAAGTCACAGTTACAGTGGCGTTTGATAGCGTTGCTGCGGAAAATGTTTGGGTCGTTGATGCGCAAGACTTAAAAACAATGAAGTTTCGCGTCATGAGTATCACTCAAGACGACAAACACCAGTTTTCAATCACGGGCTTGCAATACGAGTCAGCAAAATACAATGCGATTGACTTCGGTGCATTCATTGATGAGCGTCCGATTTCCATTATTAATCCAACGATTCAAGCGCCTGTCACCAATGTTTTAATTTCATCTGAAAACATGGTGCAGCAAGGCTTGTCTGTGGAAACCATGGTGATTACTTGGGATCAAGCGCAAGGTGCCACAAAATACCAAGTCGAGTGGCGCAAGGATGATGGTAACTGGATTAAATTGCCAATTACAGGTAGTAATTCGGTTGAAGTACAGGGTATTTATGCAGGCAACTATGAAGCTCGTGTTACTGCGATTTCTGCATTTGATATTGCTTCTTTACCGACTTATTCTGTTTTAACAACTCTATCTGGCAAACAAGGATTACCGCCAGCGTTAGCAAATATTGCAGCAACAGGCATCTTATTTGGCTACCGTTTAAATTGGAATTTCCCTGCGACTGGTGCGCTCGATACCGCTTATACGGAAATTGAGATTGCAAGCACTGCAAATGGTGCTAATGCTGCACAACTTGGTTTGTTTGCATACCCAACAAACAGCCACGTCATTCAAGGAATGCAGCCAAATTTAACTCGATATTTCCGCGGACGATTGATTGATCGTATTGGGAATGTTGGGCCGTGGTCGCAATATGCGAGTGCGACCACATCGGCCGATGCGTCTGCTGTACTTGATATTTTGTCGGGCAAGTTATCAGAATCGCAGTTGAGCCAAGGTTTGATAGAAAAGATTGAGAATTCTGACTTGGAGAGCAATCAGGCTTTTATTGATGTTCAGCAGAAAATAGAAGGTTTGAATGCTCAATACTATTTAAGGATTCAATCAGGAAAATATGTTTCAGGTTTTGGCTTAGGGGTCGATGGCGGCCGCTCGGATTTTATCGTCCATTCCGACAGCTTTGCATTGGGTAATCCTGCGGGTGGAGATGAGGGTGTTAGTTACCCATTCACTTTCCGCAGCACACTATACACAGATCCAGATACAGGCACTGTTTTCCCTGTTGGCGCTTATATGAAGTCTGCGTTTATGGATTATCAGTCTGTCAAAACTTCGCATATTGAAGATCTCGCGGTCAAGTCAGCCAAAATTGACAGTCTAGCAGTAACGACAGCCAAGATTGATAACGCTGCTATTACTACTGCGAAGATAGATGATTTGGCGGTGACTGCTGCGAAGATTGGCGATGCGCAGATCACTACGGCAAAAATTGGAGACTTACAGGTTGATACTTTAAAGATTAAGGATAATGCCGTAACAATAGCTATTGGTGGTCAGGGTGTACAGTCATTATCCACTTACAGTTATGGAGGTAAAATGCGTGTTGATATTGGTATCCAAAGCCCTCCGCGATCACTTTCATATAGCGCAGCTACTATGTATCTGCGCGTTAAACGTAATGGCGCTATTATAAATACAATAGCATTTCCCAGTAACATTGAGGTATCAGGCCGTGTTAATTTTAATTACATATGCTCCTTACCTCCAATCATTGAAACGGTAGGTGTAGGTGACGTCACATATGCTGTAGAGGTTACCGACTGGAATGGTAACTGGACTTTGCCATCTTCTAATGGAGCGTGGACGACAACAAGCATGATTTCGATTGTAATCACGGAGATGAAAAAGTAATGAAACGAGTATTCCTTAATGATGATTCAAGTATCAGATGCGTACTTTTAGGAAATAAAGAGTTAATTGAGCTTAATACAACACTTACTGACAACTTTGTAGATGATGTAGATCCTAGTTCAAGTACGGATTATTTCCATAATGAAAGTGGCGTTTTCACTTCTATAGGTAATCCTCCAAGCTCTAACCACGTCTTTAATTACACTTTAAAAGAATGGCTTGATCCTCGCGTACTTTCTGAAATCAAAGAGCAAAAATGGCAGGAGATCAAAAAGCAGCGTGATCAGCTTGAGTTCGGTGGCTTTGTGTTTGAAGGTAATGTCTATGACTCAGACCAAGTGTCTCAAGGCCGAATTATAGGGGCGGCATCCGCAGGTATAGATCAGAGATGGACTCTAGCTGACAACACAACAGTCGAGTTGAGCGCATCACAATTACAGCAACTCTATGCAGCATTACAAGCCCACATTGCAAGCGTCCACGAAAGAGGGCGCATTGCAAGACAGTTAATCTTTGATGCTGAAGCTAAAGAGCAAGTTGAAGCAGTCCAGTTATAGCACCTTCGGGTGCTTTTTTATTACCAAAATTTAGGGGGCGCAATGCCAAATGACTACTCATCTGATCCACCAGTAGCGACAGCAGGGCAGCTGCTTGCCATCTCAGACAAGATTAATGACATATCCAAAAACATGGATAAGTTAGCTGAAATGCCCCAAAAGCTCGACCGTATGAACATGCAGTTAGAGCAGCTCAACAAAGAGCATCAACAGACACGAAATGACTTAACTCAGACTCGTGACAATCTGCAAGAAGATTTAGACCGAGCAAAGTCAAACTTCAAAAGTGAGATTAAGCAGTTCAGGAATGAAGTTGAACCAAGATTTAAGGAGGTGGATTCGCAGATCAGAGTGCTACATGAAAGTAAAACCAAAATCGACAGTATTACTAATCTTGTGCGCTTTGGCGGCATTTTCTTAGCGGGTCTATTCGTCGTCGCTTGGAATACTCAGACGAGCAAAACAGACACAGTAAATACTCAAGCCATGACCAACGCCCAAAGTATTCAAGTTCTTGAAAAACAGTCCGATCAACTTTTGAGAACAGTTGAAGAAATCCGAAACAAACTTTATGAACGAAATATGAGAGAGGAAAAATGAAACTGATTGATAACTGGAAACAGGCTTGGAAACTCAAGTCGGTACAAGTAGGCGCATTAAGCGCCTTTTTTTATGTCTTCATGTATGCGGCTTTTGAGTTGCTGTGGCAATTTGGCACATATTTCCCGCAAGTATGGGCTGTGGTGCCAGAAGAAATTAAGCAGTTAATGCCGCATTCTTGGGTTGCTTGGCTGGGTTTTTTAAGCAGCGTTTTGGGTGTTTTTGCACGGTTAAAAGCGCAGCCTGAATTGCATGGAGAGTCGGATGAATCCAACCCAAATTAAGAAACTTCAAAAAGCTGTTGGTGTGCATGATGACGGCATTATTGGTCGTGGCACATTAACTGCTGTATTTAAAAAATTAGGTGCCAGTCAAGCACGTGCTGAAGAACTTGGCCTTGCTGCCAATATTCATTTTCGCACGTATGGCATCTTAGAAAACTCACTTCGCCTTATCCACTTCCTTGCACAACTAGCACATGAGTCTGGTAACTTTCGCTACATGGAAGAAATCGCATCTGGTTCCGCGTATGAAGGCCGAAAAGATTTAGGTAATACACAAGCAGGGGATGGCAAGCGATTTAAAGGTCGTGGCCCAATTCAATTGACTGGGCGTGCCAATTATCGCAAGTATGGTCAGCAGCTTGGCATCGACTTTGAAAATAATCCTGAGATTGTGGCATTACCAAGTGTGGGCTTATTGGTTGCTTGCAAATTTTGGGCAGACAATGGGTTGAATGCCTTAGCCGACAAAGATGATGTGATGACTATTACTCGCAGAATCAATGGCGGCACCAATGGCCTTGCGGATCGTAAAGCTCATTTAGCAAAACTGCGTCTATGGGTTTAAGAATCATTTTGCTGTGCCTCCTCTTATCAGGTTGCACAGCTCATTCAATTACGACGAATGTGAATGTGGGGATATGTGTGAAGACTCTTTGATGGGTCTTTATTTACACCTATATATAGTCATTAAAAAATGTAGACTGATTTGTAGACTGTTGAATTATATTTGTAGACTGCTAGTGGTTGTTAGTGCGAAGTGTTGCATATATACAATACATTTAAAAACAACAATCTACTGTTATTTACAGCTAATTAGATTAAACGCAAAACAATGTTCTTATAACTGGAAGTTCTAAAGCCAGCCTCCTGCTAAATAAAGCCTCCATCATGTAGGCTTTATTTTTAGGGGTTAAAAAAAGCTTAATCTGCCATTTGATAAAACTCTTTATTTGATAGATGAAGAAAACCTATGAATAACAGACACTAGATACTTAAAATCAATTAAACCATAATGAAAGTAGGTGTATAGTAAATGGACTTGCTAAATTTAGAGTGATGATCCTTATGCCGATCAATTTTGTAATACGCTTTGCAGCGATTTTATTTTCAGTTTTAATTTTAGTGGCGCTTGCTATTCGGTTCTTCTTTGATCCGCACTATACCGTGGTCTTTTGGATCTTTGCCATGCCGTTTATTTTAGGTACTCCAATTTTAGCATCTGTAGTTTTAGCGAAAAATGAAGAGCTTGATATTCACTCAGTCAATTAAAAATGACGTAAAAATACAGCTTTTCAATATAAAAAAGCCCGTCAAGTGATGGGCTTTTTTATGCAATCTTAAATTTTGCAAAACTCGCACAGTTTTTTAAAAACATATTTGCTATGTTGATCTTTTATTTAAAGAAATATTTTTTATGAAAAAAATCGTAATGCTTGGATTAATGGTTGCTGCTATTTCGGGTTGTAGTACTGCGCAAAAGAATGAAACTGACAAACCAACTTTGGGGATGGCTAATCCTGCCAGTACATACTGTGTTGAACAGGGTGGTAAATTAGAGATTCGAAAAGAGGCCAATGGTGAAGTAGGCTATTGCGATTTGCCGAATGGTCAGGTCATTGAAGAATGGGCACTTTTCCGTGCTAGTCAAAGCAAATGTGTTGCTGAGCAAGCGACAGCTTTGATTGGTCAGTCAAATTTGACTGAAGCGCAGATTAAGCAAAAAACCAGTGCGAAGATGGTACGCTTAGTACAACCAGGGCAGCCTGTGACTATGGATTATCGCGAAGACCGTGTGACAGTAACAGTCGATCCGAAAACCAATAAAGTGGTTCAAGCAAGTTGCGGTTAATTTTTCCAAGTATAAAAGCCCAAATTTGGGCTTTTATACTATTTAACGTGGGTAATGGTTCTTCATTTGAAAAAGTTTGATTATGATAGGGCGAATAGGAGAGTTGTAATGAAAAAGTTATTCGCTTTGGCTGCTGTGATTGCACTGGTGGGTTGTGCTGAAAAAAAACCGCTAACACCAGAAGAGCAATGGCATGGCTATTGTAAAAGTATTGGTAATGCAGCACGTTCAATTATGTTAGACCGTCAAAATGCCATTGAAAAAGAGAAAGCGATTGAGCATGCCAATAAAGTTGAAGACGAAATGACCAAGACATTTGCGTTAGAAATTATTGAAGATGTTTATGCTTTACCTGAGGCTGAAATTAAATCCGATATTGAAGGTGCGCGTGAAAAAATTCGTGTGAAATATACTGAAAAATGTATCGCAACACCGCATACCGAAATGCCAGATTACAAACCGTTCTAA